CACCGAGCCGTGGAAATGATAAACATGTCAGAGTTAACTCAGTTTCTCCGCTTTTTGAGTCTGGAAAAGTTTGGGCCCCTATGCACGAACATTTTGCTCAGGAGGTGGTTGAAGAGTGTGCTTCGTTTCCATTTGGAGATCACGATGACTATGTTGACTCCATGACTCAAGCACTTATGAGAATAAGACAAGGAGGGCTAGTTCGACACCCAGAGGATTATCAGGACGAGCCGACTCCAAAACGTAAGATAGAATATTATGGCTAGTAAAGCATTAGTAGATGTAGCGTTAAAACTTTTTCAAGGACTAGGTGGAAATGTTTCCAAGGTCCTCGGCACCCGATCAAACGTATCATTTTTAGGTAAAGGTAAATCATCAGAACTGATGGTTGACATGGATGTCAACGCTGATGCATTAGCCGTGTTACCACAATCAAAAGCAGTAGAAGAATTAACTTCGGCTATGGGTTATTTAACTTCAGGTAAGTTAAACGATTTACAAGCTAATCAATTAATTAAGAACATGCAGAAGATGGATAGTATCTATAATCCAGCTCCTGCTCCGGCAAACATCACGGACATGGCAACAAGGACCAGGAATCTAGACAAAGAGGGTTTGATGTCATTAAGACAAGCAGATGATGTTGGAGGAGATTTTGTAGAAAATACAACTAGATCTGTAATGGTTCCAGATAAAAGAGGACCAGGTTTTGCTGGTATGGAATATGAATTACCACCACCAGGTTCGCGTGGCGGACCAGATGATATAGCGGCACCATTCTCAGGTGCAGGATTAGAAGCATTAAAGAAAGTTCAAAACTTTGACAAGACAATCGGAGATGATTTAGTAAATAAAGTTTATGATATGGCCGGTGTCAAAGAAGCAGCTAAACCTGTAGCAAGAGGTAACGCTAGAGATTTTTTAAATACAATTAAAGATATGGAAGATCCAACTTTTCCAGATGGCCCAACACTAGCATCAATTATGGAAGCAGATGATTTAAGATTTGTAACAGAAGGTGGCGGTGGTGCACTTGGTGATCCACTGTTACTGGTACAAAAATATTTTGGTCCACGTGTTGCATCAGCAGTTTCACAATTAGATGGTAGAGAACAGATAGAAACATTTGCTAAAAATTTAGTTAGAATCAAAGATGCAAAAGGTAGAACTATAACAGATAGAAACTTCGATCCTAAGATGGTTGATCCAGAAGATTTTGAATTTGCAGACGGTGGTCGTGTGCCATTTATCATTGGTGGTGTTGCAAGAATGGGATTCCAGGCTTTACGTAAGTATGGTATTGAAGGCAAAGATATCTCAAGATTGTTTGCAAGTTTAGGTAAAGATAAAAGTTTAGTTGGTAAAGAAAAAACAGAATACTTCAAAGAACTTAATAGAGTTTTAAAAAATCCAGACGACTTTCCAAATGAGATCAGAGAGATTCAAAAACAATTAGGCATTGACCCTATAGGTTTCAAAGGCGGCGGCCTAGCAGAAATCCTGGAGGTGTAATGGTTGTACTAGCATCGAATCCCCCAAAGGGTTATACCACACGTGCAGGATTAGCTGAATTAATTGGTATAGGAGACTCTGGTTTAAAAAAAATACTTGTAGGTAAAGAGACTAAATATAATAAAAAATTTAGAGATTTTTTAAATCCTATTATTAAGTCCTACAAAGAGGGCCCTTATAGATATTATAAAATTCCAACAGACAGACAACTAGAAAAAATAAAAGAATTTTTTGACAGAACAACTATTAGTCAAGATTTAGTTAACGATATAAAAGCTTTACACAATAATAAAACTATTCAATCTTTTTTAAATAAAGGTGAACTACCACCTTTAGAAGTTGCTACAGAGGTTACAGGTAAATCTGTAGGTAGAACAGCAAATGCAATGGGTACGTTAGGAATGATGTATCGAGGAAAAACTTATAGGGGTTTTGAATTACCTGCAAATGCAAAAAAAGGAAAATTAATTTTTAATAAAATAAAAAGCGGTAGGTCAATGACCAATCCGTATAAAAGAGCCTTTTATCAAATTGCTGTTGATGAAGTTGATAAATCAATTGGTCAAGAAGTTGGTACATTTAGAAAATTTAAAAGATTTTTTAAAGAAAATTTAAATAAATACTTAGGCACTGGTCATGGTTTTAGTTTGAACGAAATAACTAGTGTTAGTGGGTCGGTCAGTAATAAATTAGCACCGTATGCAGCATTTGTTGATATTACTAAATCAGACATTAACCAAGGTAAATTAGCTGGGTTACAAGGTGATTTATCTAAAGCGTTAACACGAGCAGATAAATTAATTAAAGCGGGTGATATAGATGCCGGCTACGAACAAATTAGAAAATTTAATGAAATAACTAGACCTAAGTTTATTGAAGGAATTGAAAAACAATTTCCAGGATCTTCAAAACAACTTAGAATCCCTGAAATAATACCTGGAACTAAATTAACAGATACTTATAAAGCGTCTGATTTAGCTAAATATAAAGACATGGGAATTGATCTACAAAGTCTAGCTGATGAAAAAAAATATTACCTAGATGTAAAAGGGGCTAGACCATTTCCTGAAATACAAAAAAATTTAAAAAGAAATTTATTAAACGCTGCTAACAGGTTATCTAAAAAAGATCAATTAGTAGTTTGTAGTTTTTTATCTAACGGTGGATTACCTGGAGATTGTGCAAATGCAATTAAAAAAGACCCAATAAAAGCTGCACAAATTTTTGAAAACTCACCTGGCACAAGCACTGCTATGCAAAAGTTAAAATCTGCAGCAACTAGTTTTTTAAGAAACCCTGGTATCAGAGGATTTGGTGCAGCTGCAATCGCAGGAGCTGCCGGTGCAGGATTAGTAAAAGAATTTAGAAACGACGACCCAACAACTTATCTATCAAACGAAGATCAACAGAAAAGTATGTTAGTTGAAATGGCAACAGATCCAGTGACAATAAATTTTGATAGACCTGCAATATTAGATTACCAATTACCGGCGTTGGGTGCAGAGGCTGCTGCAGGTTTAGCTGTTACAGCTCCATCAACAATTAAAGCTAGTAAATCTAGAGCACTTGGTATTGAAAAGAAAAGAGTTGCACCTGGCACAATCAAAACTGGTGCAAGAGTTTTAGGTAGAGGTCTAGCTTCACTCGGAACACCTTTAGGTTTATTACCAATGGAGGCAGCTAACATTACATCACAAATTGCAGAAGGTGATTCACCATTAGATATTGCAACAGATCCATTGAATTATCTTGGTGCAACATTTGCAGAACCAGCAACTAAAATTGCAGCTAGAGGAGTCAACCCTAAAATAGCATCAGCTATGAGATTAGGTATGAGTCCTACAGCATTAAGATTATTATCTAGAGCGGGAGGCATTGGATTAGGAGCATCTCTAGGTATCATGGGTTTACAAAAATTAAGTGACTTATAATGGTTAAATTAATACCAGGAGGTGGACCACCACCAAAGAAGGGACCTAATTCACAGGGGTTGAATGTTCCTTTTAAACAGACTATAGTAGTCAAGAACTCGGAGAAAAAGAATGTCAACAATAGACAAAGCTCTACCAAACGTCGTAGAGAACAAAGTAACAACGCCTAGCGACGAAGAAGTTGCAATAGCAGAAGAACAAGTAGCAGAATCACAAGGTGGTGAAGGCGTAGAAGTACAAGAGAACGAAGATGGTTCGGTAGATATTAACTTTGAACCAAACAAAGTTAATCAACAAAATACAGAATCACATTTTGATAACTTAGCAGATTTATTACCTGACGATGTTTTAGGTACGTTAGGGTCAGATCTTTTTAACAATTACATGAATTACAAATCTTCTCGTAAAGAATGGGAAGATGGTTACATAAAAGGTTTAGACCTTTTAGGATTTAAATACGAAGATAGAACACAACCGTTTCAAGGTGCTTCAGGTGTAACACACCCGGTATTAGGAGAAGCGGTCACACAGTTTCAAGCACAAGCTTACAAAGAATTACTGCCAGCAAAAGGTCCAGTGCACACTCAGATCATGGGTGTTGTGGACAGAGTAAAAGAAGATCAAGCGGCTAGAGTAAAAAATTTCATGAACTATCAACTCATGAACAAGATGAAAGAGTATGAACCCGAGTTCGATCAGATGCTTTTTTATCTCCCTCTTAGCGGCTCTGCTTTCAAGAAAGTCTACTACGACGAATTACTTGACAGAGCCGTTTCTAAATTTGTCCCGTCGGACGATTTGATAGTTCCGTATACAGCCACATCACTAGAAGATGCAGAGGCTGTGATACACAGATTAAAAATGTCTGAAAACGATTTAAGAAAAAAACAAGTATCTGGTTTTTATAGAGACATAGAAATACAACCGGGATACACACAAGATACAGAAGTTGAAAAGAAAGAATTAGAAATAGAAGGTGTTAGAAAATCAAAAGAAGAAAATGATTTTACAATTCTAGAGTATCACGTTGATTTAGATCTAGAAGGTTTTGAAGATTTAAACCAAGAGACTGGAGAAAAAACAGGAATTAAATTACCATACATTGTAACTTTAGATCAAGGCAGTAAAGAAGTTTTATCTATTAGAAGAAATTTTAAAATGGGAGATCCACTTAGAAAAAAAATAGATTACTTTGTGCACTTTAAATTTTTACCTGGTCTAGGTTTTTATGGTTTTGGTTTAATACACATGATTGGTGGTTTATCTAAAACTGCAACAGCAACATTAAGATCTTTAATAGATGCAGGAAGTTTTTCAAACATGCCTGCAG